CGGATTGTCTCCGGTCGGGTCCCCGTAAGCAGTAGGAAGCACTCAAGTCGGGCGGGATCCTCGGCGATGAAGGCCAGCGCCCTGATCGCCACCAACTCCGGATCAGCCTGCTCCTTGGTTTGGCGGATCATGCCCCCATCCGACTTCGGTTGCCTTTAGCGAGGAACCCGGGCCCGTCGCGGTGATTGCATACGGCCTACGAGAACCCGATTAGCCCTCAGGCATATCTTGTGACGTGCGGGTGTCAAAGGGCGGATGCTGCTGGCCGCGGCGATCACCGATGCGCCCTGCGTTGGAGCGGCCCCAACCGGTCGCAGGAAAAAATGCTGTCTCTTCCCGTTTTCAGTTGCCCTGCGGAAATCGGTCTCTAGAATCCAAATTGACCAAAGCCGAAGGCCCACGTTTCGTGAGCCTTCGTGATGAATATCCCTTCCGCTGTCCTGCCCGCGGTGGCCAACGAGCCGCCGCTTGCCGTCACGCCTGGGCCAGTCGAGACCTCAGGCGCCGCCGCTATTCTCGCCCTCGACCTCGGCACCACCACCGGCTGGGCGCTCCGCAATCTCCGCGGCCGCATCCTCAGTGGCACCGCCGACTTCAAGCCGCACCGCTTCGAGGGCGGCGGCATGCGCTACCTGCGCTTCGAGCGCTGGCTCGACGAGACGCTGCGTCTCGCCGGTGATGTCGAGGCTGTCTACTTCGAAGAGGTGCGCCGACATATCGGCGTCGACGCGGCCCACGCTTACGGGGGATTCCTCGCCGGTGTCACCGCCTGGTGCGAGGAACACGCGATCGCCTATCAAGGCGTCCCAGTCGGCACCATCAAGCGGTTCATCGCCGGCAAGGGCAACGCCGACAAGGCGGCGGTGATTGCCGCGGTTCGTGAGCGTGGGTTCAGCCCCGCGGACGACAACGAGGCCGATGCCATCGCCATCCTGCTCTGGGCAATCGAGACCCGGGGAGGCACGCGATGAACGCGATCCTCGAGCACGCCGGCGGGGTCATCGCCGACCGTCGAGCGACCTACGGCGATCCCGCCGTGTCCATGGCGACCGTGGCAGCACGCTGGTCGGTCACGCTCGGTCATCCCGTGACGCCGGCCGAGGTCATGCTCTGCATGATCGACCTGAAGCTGGCGCGTCTCGCCCATGACCCGACACACCGCGACAGCGTTGTTGACGTCATCGGTTATGCCGCCCTCCTGCCGGAGGTGACCCGATGAGGTGGCTTCCGCACGGCTATGGCGGCAACCGCCGCTCCCCCGAAGATGTGAAACGCGACGGTTGGCTCGAACATGGCCTGCTCGCGGTGAACGTCGAAGACCATCGCCTGACCTGGCCGGAGCGAGAGTTGGTCAAGCAGCTCGGCGAGAAACTCTACGGCAAGCGCATCGAACAGCGGAGGTCAGCATGACGGTCCGCGGTCGCAAACGGAAATCCGGCAAGCGCTACCCCTGCGGCAAACGCACCCGCAGCGAAACCGAGAAGGACATCATGGAAACGGCAATCGAAGCGCGGCAGCGCCACTATGGCGTCACGGCAAAGCAGGCCAGGGACGAACGGCTCGGCACTGCCTTCGGTCGGCTCGCCTGGCAGGACACGATCAGCACTGCGCAGTACGAGGCCGGCCGTGAGTTCGGCGAGCTCTACCGCAGGCATCACACGGTGATCGGCCTGCCTCTGCCGTCCCCGCGATCTGTCGCCGGCCTGCTTGTCAGCGGCGGCGTCTTTGGCGGTTCCGCGAGCGAGCCGGATGCGGCGCTCGTTGATCGTCTCCGTCGGCGGTTCGATGCCGCGACCGACGCCCTCGATCAGTGCGACCGCGATCACCGGTTCTCACCGGGCCGCCGACCGGCGCTGCTGATCTACCGGGTGATTTGCGTCGACGAGGACACCACGCTCTGGCCAGCCGAGGATCTCGGCAATCTCCGTACCGCGCTCAATGCGCTGGTGAGGGTGTTCCGGTGCCTGGAGTGAGGTGACGGCGCTGAGTCAGTCAGGGCTTTCCGGAGGCGATTGTTTCGACGAAACTGAGCCCATGGCAAAGCGGCCAGGACCCCCGCCGGACGATCAAGCCGAAGACAAGTGTGACTCGGTGGAGCTTGCGACGCCACCCGTGGAGCCATCGGCCTCGGCGCCCGCCGAAAGCTCCGTGACCATCTCCCCACCTGATTTCCTCGAGCTGAGGCAATTGCCCGAGGATGATCTCAACGGCGATTCGCGCCGGCGGTGCCGTATTCGCACGCGACGAGGATGTCGTCATCGGTCTCTTCAATCGATGTCCGCCGGATCGTCGGCGGAGCGGAGGCACTCGACGCGCACGCCGCTCCGATCCCGTTCGAAGTGACGGGGGAGGAGCGACCTCACAGCTGCGTCCAGGTCTGGAAGGCGGCCAATGCCAGAATCAACATGCCGACCGTGACCGTCAGCGTTCGTTGCGGCACGATCCTGATCACATAGCCTGCTAGCGGTGCCGCGAGGATGCCGCCGACTACGAGACCCAACACCGCCGCGGCATTGTCGATGAGCGCGCCTGCGTCCTCCCACCGGCCACTTACCAGAGCGATGACAAAGGTGATTGTAATAGACAATGTGACCAGGAACTCGACGGCGCTTACCGAGCCAATGACCATCCTGGCTCGGCCCCCGGAGCCGATCAGGCTGCTGGTCACGATTGGCCCCCACCCACCGCCACCGATCGCATCGACAAAGCCGCCGACGACCCCGAGCGGTGCAACCAGGCGCCCTGACACCGGTTTTTCCGGGAAGCTCCGAATGGCCTTGAAGATTATGAATGCACCAACCGCGGCAAGATAGGCAGTGATGAATGGCCTGATCGCCATTCCATCGATTCCGGTCAGCACATAGGCGCCGAGCACGCCGCCGAGCACGCCCGCCGGGGCCAGGATCCGCACCAGTCGCCAGTCGATGTTGCGGTGCCAGACATGCGACGCGCCGGATGCTGCGGTGGTGAAGATCTCCGCGGCGTGCACGCTCGCTGAAGCGTTGGCCGGCGTGACCCCGACGCTGAGCAGCACGGTCGTGGAGACGACGCCATAGGCCATTCCGAGCGCGCCATCGACCAACTGCGCGAGAAATCCAACGGCGGTGAAGATGATAAAGTCCGAGCCCAATCAAGCCTCCGGTAGCCGCCGTGACGTCTGGAGGCTATGGGCGCGAGTTGCCAAAAGGAAGGAACTGGATACCAAAGAACGCCGCAGCACTGGGATTGAGTGTCGCTCGCTTGGGCGATCTCCGCGTCCGCGCCGCAGGGCGTTGGTGGCAGTGCTTTTTGTATTTCGCAACGTCATGTCGGTAGGCGAAAGCAACAGAAAAACAACTACTAAGTACGAATCCTGACAGATTTCAATAAAAGCGCTGCGCGACGAATTTTGTTGTTGACGAGAGTCAGCAACGCCTCTAAAAGTTCGGATATTCCAATCTCGGAACTGTGCCCGGAGCCAAGGCTTCGGGCATTTGCGTTTCGGAGGCTCGGCGATTGCACATTATCTTCACCGAGCCGGACAATGTGCGCATCAAGTTCGAAGCGGCTTGCCATCGTATGGGCTCGGGCATGGCAACCCAAGCCTTCTCCCTGGCGCTGAACAAGGAAGGTCGCAAGGCCTACACTGCTCACCGTCGCGCGCTCGCCGAGCAGTCATCGATCCCACGCGGCGCGGTGACCGCGGCGATGAAGTTCAAATCCTCGACGCGTGCGACGCTCGAGACGCGGATCATCGGGACCGGCCGACATCTGCCGCTGTCGGTGTTCGGCGCGAAGCAGTTCTCCTACGGCGTCCGTGCCAAGGTCTGGGGACGGGCGCAGACGTATCGATCAGCGTTCGTCGTCAGCCGTTTCGGTGGCAACGTCTTCAAGCGGACGAGCAAGGCGCGGTTTCCAATCGAGCAGCTCTGGGGACCGGCCGTGCCGGTTGAGATGCTGCGCGACGAGGCCTTGGCGGCATGGGAAGCGCAGAATGGAAGGGTGCTGCAGGAGGCACAACGTCTGATGGCATTGCCGTTCTCGATCGGAATACAAAAATGAGGGGTGGGGCGGGCTAGGAGCCCCATTTCTCACGTCTGGGTTGCGCTGGCGCCGCCGCCCGGTTTTCGGGTGTTTTTCTTGGTTTCATTTTTCCATTTTGTTTTGGAAACTTTTGGCCAGTTTCCTCGGTTCTCGCAGCGTGACGCCGGTCCCAGAAGGCTGCCTAGCGGCCTCGCGCAGAAAAGGAAAAGCCGACCGCAGGGGTCGGCTTCCTTCGTCGGTGTCGTCCGGCAAGAACAGGGCCTGCAAACGCAAGCGTAAGAACCTTGGGGCTCTCACCCCGAAAAAACTCGTCAAATAAACGCCTGCACAAAAACGGCGAGGCACCCTCAATCTAACAGCAAATCGAGTGGCGGTGTCAAACCCTGGCTCGTTCGCTTCAGCGCATTCCGTGGCGCACCGTTTCCCATTTCCTAATCCAAGCCCGCGAGGCCCCGATGCTCGTCACCGATATCCCGGTCGAGCGGCTGGTGCCCTATGCGCGGAATCCCCGGAACAACGCTAAGGCAATCGACGCGGTGAAGGCATCGATCGCGGAGTTCGGATTTCGGCAGCCCATTGTCGTCGACGAGAACATGGTGGTCATCGTCGGGCATACCCGGCTCGAGGCCGCTAAGGCCCTCGGCCTGACGACGGTGCCGGTCCATGTGGCCGAGGGGCTTACGCCGGCGCAGGCGCGCGCCTACCGGCTGATGGACAACCGATCCCACGAGAACGCCGAGTGGGATGACGATCTGCTCAAACTGGAGTTCGGGGATCTGAAGCTTGACGGCTTCGATCTCGATCTGACCGGTTTCGACACCGACCAGTTATCCGAGCTGTTGGCCGAGGATTCTCTCGAAGGCCTCACCGACCCCGACGACGCGCCCGACGTTCCCGAAGAGAGCTGTTCGCGGCCGGGAGATCTGTGGATCCTCGGCGTACATCGCGTCCTCTGCGGTGATGCCACTGCCTTGGCCGACGTCGAGCGCCTGATGGGCGGCGTGCTCGCCGACATGGCGTTCACCGATCCGCCCTACAACGTGGACTACGGCGGCCAGGCAGGCGCGAAGTCGCCGGGCAAAGGACGTCGGATCCTCAACGACGCGCTCGGAGACGCCTTCGCCAAATTCCTGGAGGCGGCCTGCGCCAATCTGCTCACGGTCACCAAAGGCGCCTGCTACGTCTGCATGAGTTCGTCCGAGCTCCATACCCTGCAACGCGCCTGGCTCGATGCCGGCGGTAAGTGGTCGACCTTCGTCATCTGGGCGAAGAACACCTTCACCCTCGGCCGCGCGGACTACCAGCGGCAGTACGAGCCGATCCTCTACGGCTGGAAGGCGGGTTCGGAACACTTCTGGTGCGGGGCCCGAG